CGCGTAGCACTGCCGACTGAATAACACATCCCCGTCAATACGGTTCTTGCTGCACGCTTACGTGCTTTCAGGGGATTTCTGATAACAGAAAGGCCGGGAAATACCCAGCCTCGCTTTGTAACGGAGTAGACGAAAGTGATCGCGCCTACCCGGATATTATCGTGAGGATGCGTCATCGCCATTGCTCCCCAAATACAAAACCAATTTCAGCCAGTGCCTCGTCCATTTTTTCGATGAACTCCGGCACCATCTCGTCAAAACTCGCCATGTACTTTTCATTCCGCTCAATCACGACATAATGCAGGCCTTCACGCTTCATGCGCGGGTCATAGTTGGCAAAGTACCAGGCATCTTTTCGCGTCACCCACATGCTGTACTGCACCTGGGCCATGTAAGCCGATTTTATTGCCTCGAAACCACCGAGCCGGAATTTCATGAAATCCCGGGAGGTAAACGGGCATTTCAGTTCAAGGCCGTTGCCGTCACTGCATAAACCATCGGGAGAGCAGGCGGTGCGCATACTTTCGTCGCGATAGATGATCGGGGATTCAGTAATATTCACGCCGGAAGTGAATTCAAACAGGGTTCTGGCGTCGTTCTCGTACTGTTTTCCCCAGGCCAGCGCCTTAGCATTAACTTCCGGAGCCACACCGGTGCAAACCTCAGCCAGCAGGGTGTGGAAGTAGGACATTTTCATGTCAGGCCACTTCTTTCCTGAGCGGGACTTTGCTATCACGTTGTGAACTTCTGAAGCGGTGATGACGCCGAGCCGTAATTTGTGCCATGCATCATCCCCCTGTTCGACAGCTCTCACGTCGATCCCGGTACGCTGCAGGATAATGTCCGGTATCATGCTGCCACCTTCTGCTCAGTGGCTTTCTGTTTCAGGAATCCAAGAGCTTTCACTGCTTCGGCCTGTGTCAGTTCTGACGATGCGCGAATGTCGCGGCGAAATATCTGGGAACAGAGCGGCAATAAGTCGTCATCCCATGTTTTATCCAGGGCGATCAGCAGAGTGTTAATCTCCTGCATGGTTTCATCGTTAACCGGAGTGATGTCGCGTTCTGGCTGACGTTCTGCAGTGTATGCAGTATTTTCGACAATGCGCTCGGCTTCATCCTTGTCATAGATACCAGCAAATCCGAAGGCCAGACGGGCACACTGAATCATGGCTTTATGCCGTAACATCCGTTTGGGATGCGACTGCCACGGCCCCGTGATTTCTCTGCCTTCGCGGGTTTTGAATGGTTCGCGGCGGCATTCATCCATCCATTCGGTAACGCAGATCGGATGATTACGGTCCTTGCGGTAAATCCGGCATGTACAGGATTCATTGTCCTGCTCAAAGTCCATGCCATCAAACTGCTGGTTTTCATTGATGATGCGGGACCAGCCATCAACGCCCACCACCGGAACAATGCCGTTCTGCTTATCAGGGAAGGCGTAAATTTCTTTCGTCCACGGATTAAGGCCGTATTGGTTGGCGACGATCAGCAATGCGATGAACTGCGCATCGCTGGCATCGCCTTTAAATGCTGTCTGGCGAAGAGTGGTGATCAGTTCCTGTGGGTCGACAGAATCCATGCCGACACGTTCAGCCAGCTTCCCAGCCAGCGTTGCGAGTGCTGTACTCATCCGTTTTATACCTCTGAATCAATATCAACCTGGTGGTGAGCAATGGTTTCAACCATGTACCGGATGTGTTCTGCCATGCGCTCCTGAAACTCAACATCGTCATCAAACGCACGGGTAATGGCTTTTTTGCTGGCCCCGTGGCGTTGCAAATGATCGATGCATAGCGATTCAAACAGGTGCTGGGGCAGGCCTTTTTCCATGTCGTCTGCCAGTTCTGCCTCTTTCTCTTCACGGGCGATCTGCTGGTAGTGACGCGCCCAGCTCTGAGCCTCAAGACGATCCTGAATGTAATAAGCGTTCATGGATAAACTCCTGAAATTTTGATGTGCGGATCCAGACAGTGCGTTAACTGCATAGTTGTTTGAATGAACTCGCTTGATTAATCAAAATGTTGGATCACACTATGTCTTGCTCAAAATCTGATAAATAAGGTGTCTAGAATGCTGATTGATAAGTTAAAGTCTTCTCCGATGTACCCAACCGCAGAAATGGGTAAGCAGTCGAAAAAGAATCATTGGTATGTAAGGGAAAAGGGGAGTGATCAACCGCAAGACCAGACCTGGAGAGCTTGGTGGGAATCTCGCTCGCTTGGCAAAGGCCATATCAATTGGAGATCTACATGCGTAGCAGAAAATGTACTCGATCCATTCAATCCGCCATCTCGGTTTGAGGTTGATTTCAAAGCCCCTGATGGGAGTATCTACAACCTTGAATTTGCTTTGGCTCCACACGGCCCAAACAAGTGAGTAGTTAGTGGCTCAGACCACCGCCAGTACCATTCAGGTAAACCTCCACGAGCAAATCTTTTGTGTACGTTCGTTCGATGCCGCGATGCAAGTAAAGCCGACCGCGCAAATTAGCTGATGCCGTCCAGGTACCATCTTTGTGTTTAACCAGCATACCTGGCCGGACGGCACCGCGATTAACGGTCTGAGTTCCGTAATGTTGATGAACCATAAAAACTCCTGCCCGTAAGCTGGGCTGCTGAACATATAGAGACTTCTGCGCGTATTCAGGCGGTGGATGGCCGCCGGTTGTCATAACTAAGCCGCCTCGTTGAAGCGACTGAGGTATGAAGTGTTGAGTTGATTTCAGCTGGTCACACCGACGTTCACGCGTCCGCTTCACCCCTCGCACTCCCCGGAGCCTGCTGAAATTCAAGCTGCGGATCTAAGCGGTCATCGCAACGGCGAATCAGGTGGTTGCCGTATCGTTGTGTTGTTGCGACATGGTGATAATAGCTATTGCTATTGGTGATATCAATACTTATTGCTATTGATTGATGTATTTTGATATTAACTGTTTGATAGCAAAAGGAATTAATTTTGTGACTTGCATCGCATAGCGATAACTGAAGCGGGGGTTATGGTGGTTTTTTGAACGGTGTGTGATGAGGGGAGGCAAAAGAAAACCCGGCACGACGGCCGGGGAGGGGGGGTCATTTTAATCTATCAAGGAGTGACTCTCTTTCCTTCTTCTCTGATTCTCTTCGGTTTAATAACGCTTTAAACTCTTGAAGCTCAACCATTATTTTATGAACGAATACACTGGTATAGAGAGAAATAAAGAGTAATCCACCTGAAATTTTTAAGACCCTGAAGAGTAGGGCTTGATCATTTGTGCTTGCTATTAACCCCAAGATTACAAACAAAGTTGAAAATACATAGAAAGCTAATAATAAAACCAATTTCAGTCTCTTGGATTTGACTATTGGCACTAATCGCCTAACCTCACTAGGGGTTAAAGACGAGTGGTCATTGGCCTCATTTGCCTTAAAAATGGCTTGTATACAATATGATAATGGCAATTGCATGAGTCCAACCACAGCCCACGGAGCTGTTAGGACAACACCCGGTGTAATATAGCCCAATGCTGACTTGAACAAAAAGTAACCAGTAAAATAGAAGACCAACATACCAATAAGGTGGATGATGTTCGATTTCATTATCGCCCTCCTTTTGGTAGGTTATTTTGCAACCAATTCTCCGGCATCAAGTTTTGAGAACAGCCACTTATGCATTTTTAAGAATAAATCATTTTCATCAATAATGCCATTGTTATGTTCAACGCTAATTTTTCCGGATAATTTTATCTCTTTTCCCGTTATTTCCCCACCGCCTTGAAGTTTGATGCTAATATCATCCTCATCTAGATGTCGTAGTGAGGTAGCAATACTGTCTATAACAGCTTGACCGCTATCATTTGTTTTTCTGAAGTATGTAATCTCGAGGCTTACTTGTAAATTGGCCTCATCTAATGAATCTTTAATGTTTATATCATTTGCCCAGTTATCGCCAAAAAATGCTTTTAGTAGCGCACCTCCTTTCCCTATTGGGCGGTATTTTATTGTCTTCACCGAACCATTTGAAAAGGAGGGTGTTTGGTTCTCTGAATTTTTAACTTCTGAAGTAATGGGTAATCCACCAATTTTTATGCTCTTGGCTGGTGCTTTCTCCATTTTTTTCATCGTTTCTTCGGATGGCTTATCTTGAAGCATTAACACAGATTCTTTTTCATCTGTGAATGTATTAATTAGCCAATTCAAATGCGCCTCAAGCTCCCTTGCTCGAAGCGATGTGGATTGAACGATCATGACATGGTTGTTTAGTACACCAAAATATAAAATTGAATCTACAAACTCTCTTTTTTTGTCACTACGTTTATCTCCATCAATAATTATATCATTAGACGTGATGGAGTTAATGTCATAAAATTTAACATTATCACTAAGCTCTAATAGAGACTGGCTTTTGTCTTTTTCAAATAAAACCAGTTGCCCAAAAAGTATAGTTTTGTATGTGTCGCTTTTATTTAAGAAACGATACCCCGAATTTTCATCTGAAGGTGTTATTTTTTCTTGTCTACTAAGTACTTTTTCTGCAACGCCGCCCTCACCTATAATACTAAGTAGTATGTTTTGTAATGATGATTTGCTGTGTGGGATTACTGCTTTTTTATAATGAACGACTTTTTGTCTGTTATCTTTCATTGCTATAGTCCAACTAGTATTGAATAAATAAACACAGTTAAAGACATAAAAATTTCTTATAGCTACCGATAACGTAATCGGTAGCTATTACAAATCAACCAAAGGTAATTCTTTACATACTACCTACCCATGCTTCCTGTAGGTCTGCGGCATGCTCCCGATGACTTTCCCAAAAATGAACACCCGGTTCATCTCGTCTTTCTCGATCGGGTCCCACGGTGAGTAGCTCTTGTTATCAGAGATAACCAACAGCTTATCCTTCATCATTTGCAGGCGCTTTACATGGGCTGTGTCGTCGTACAGAAACGCATAGATGCCATCACCGTCGAAAGATTTAACCGTGATATCAACGAACAGCAGATCACCTGGTTCGATTGTTCCTGACATGCTGTCACCACGTACGTTAATGATGCGGATATTTTCCGCCTTCCTGCCATCGAACATGTGACGAGCATCGTCAAACGAGTACTCAACCGAGCGTAGGACTTCTACAAACTCACGGTTGATGACTCCCGGCCCGGCACTCACTTCTATATCAAGAACGTCAATCTTGAAGTATTTGGAATGGTTGACAGTAGGCTTCCCTGATTGTTGACCGTCATTTCTCATCGGGCCTATGCCTGATGAGAGCCACTCTGTTCGAACACCCAATGCATTAGCTATTTCAACAATTTTTGTTGAGCCGCGCGCGTTGCCGCTTGTCAGTCTCCAGATTGTGGGTTGAGCTACGCCAGACGCCTTTGCAAGAGCGCCTTGAGACATCCCAGATTGTTCCATCGCTAGGTTTAAGCGATCAGCAAGAGTTTCTTTTTTCATAAGTTTTAATTTATACGCTTGCGTATTGATGGTCAAAACACGTTTTGCTATTGCCATGGTTAATACGCATTGCTATTATCCATTCATTGTAATACCAATAGGAATTGATAATGACAAATCAAACCATTCAACTCGCAATCAGTATTACAGGTAGTCAAAAACGACTGGCAGATCTATGCGGTGTAGCCCAGCCCACTGTTTGGCGTTGGCTACACGGTGGCGGAATTGATGCCCGCTATGTAATGAAAATTGTCTCAGCCACTGGTGGAAAGATTAAGCCAGCAGATATTCGTCCCGACCTCGCACCATTGTTTAACGCGAGTAATTCTGCCGCCTAATCTGCGGCGTTAACTGATAAGGCGATGATTATGCAACCACTTACATACCAACAGACTAGCGGATTTAGCCCGACTGCGGTGATAAATCGTTCTCAAATAAAACAGGTGCCAGGCCACGAAAAAATTCGTGATGCCGTCCGCGCCTGGTCTGCTGAAGATAATCAGGATGTAGTTGCCGCACTCATTGTGAATGAGTATCGAGCACAGGGCGGCGGCACCATCGATTTTCCTGATGATGTCAGTCGTGCACGCCAGAAGCTGTTCCGCTTCCTCGATAACAAATTCGATTCTGAAAAATACCGAAATAACGTGCGTGAACTGACCCCGGCAATTCTGGCGGTACTACCGCTGGAATATCGCGGCCACCTGGTTGAGCAGGATAGCTTCATGGCTCGGCTGGCTGAAATGGAAAAGGAACTCAGTGAGGCAAAGCAGGCGGTCATTCTCAACGCACCACGCCACCAGAAACTGAAGGAGATGAGTGAAGGCATTGTGTCGATGTTTCGAGTGGACCCAGATCTGGCTGGTCCATTGATGGCGATGGTCACCACCATGCTGGGGGCAATATGACAGGTTCAAAAATGGCGAAAGTCGGTCTGCGGGAACAGAACCGACTTTCAGGTGCAAATCGTAACACACTCATTGCGGGAGGAATTATGGCAAACACTGCTGAGATATTCAATTTTCCAGTGCCGGATGCGGCACAAAAGGAGCCGCGCGTGGCAGATCTCGATGATGGTTATACGCGCATTGCAAATGAGTTGCTGGAAGCTGTGATGCTGGCCGGATTAACACAGCACCAGCTTCTGGTATTCCTGGCTGTCATGCGCAAAACATATGGCTTTAATAAAAAACTGGATTGGGTGAGCAACGAGCAACTTTCCGAGTTGACCGGGATATTGCCGCACAAGTGTTCTGCTGCAAAAAGTGTTCTGGTAAAGCGTGGGATTTTTATTCAGAGCGGGCGGAATATCGGCATTAATAATGTGATCAGTGAATGGTCAACATTACCCGAATCAGGTAAGAAAAATAAAGTTTACCTGAAAGAGGTAAATTTACCTGAATCAGGTAAGAAAAGTTTACCCAAATCAGGTAAAGGCGTTTACCCGAATCAGGTAAACACAAAAGACAAACTAACAAAAGACAATATAAAACCTTTTTCGTCCGAGAATTCTGGCGAATCCTCTGACCAACCAGAAAACGATCTTCCTGTGGAGAAACCAGATGCTGCAATTCAGAGCGGCAGCAGGTGGGGGACAGCAGAAGACCTGACCGCCGCAGAATGGATGTTTGACATGGTGAAGACCATCGCGCCATCAGCCAGAAAACCGAATTTTGCAGGGTGGGCTAACGATATCCGCCTGATGCGTGAACGTGACGGACGTAACCACCGCGACATGTGCGTGCTGTTCCGCTGGGCATGCCAGGACAACTTCTGGTCCGGTAACGTGCTAAGTCCGGCCAAACTCCGCGACAAGTGGACCCAACTCGAAATCAACCGTAACAAGCAACAGGCAGGCGTGACAGCTAGCAAACCAAAACTCGACCTGACAAACACAGACTGGATTTACGGGGTGGATCTATGAAAAACATCGCCGCACAGATGATTAACTTTGACCGTGAGCAGATGCGTCGGATCGCCAACAACATGCCGGAACAGTACGACGAAAAGCCGCAGGTACAGCAGGTAGCGCAGATCATCAATGGTGTGTTCAGCCAGTTACTGGCAACTTTCCCGGCGAGCCTGGCTAACCGGGACCAGAACGAACTGAACGAAATCCGCCGCCAGTGGGTTCTGGCTTTCCGGGAAAACGGGATCACCACAATGGAACAGGTTAACGCAGGAATGCGCGTAGCCCGTCGGCAGAATCGACCATTCCTGCCATCACCCGGGCAGTTTGTTGCCTGGTGCCGGGAAGAAGCATCCGTTACTGCCGGGCTGCCAAACGCCAGCGAGCTGGTTGATATGGTTTACGAGTATTGCCGGAAGCGTGGCCTGTATCCGGATGCAGAGTCTTATCCATGGAAATCAAACGCGCACTACTGGTTGGTTACCAACCTGTATCAGAACATGCGGGCCAATGCGCTGACTGATGCGGAATTACGGCGCAAGGCTGCCGATGAACTGACTTGTATGACTGCGCGAATTAACCGTGGTGAGGCGATACCTGAACCAGTAAAACAACTTCCTGTCATGGGCGCTAGACCTCTAAATCGTGCACAGGCTCTGGCGAAGATCGCAGAAATCAAAGCGAAGTTCGGACTGAAAGGAGCAACTGTATGACGGGCAAAGAGGCAATTATTCATTATCTGGAGACGCACAAGAGCTTCTGTGCGCCGGACGTTGCTGCGACAACAGGTGTGACATTAACCAGCATAAATCAGGCTGCGGCAAAAATGGCGCGGGCAGGAATCCTGGTCATTGATGGTAAGGTCTGGCGAACGTTTGTTTAACGGTTAGCTACTCAGGATGATAGGGCGGGGCAAGTGAGTATGAAGCGGATTTTCAGGAATGCCGTCAGAGTTTGGAAATAAAGTGGGTTTTCTAGTGGCAAGAGACTTGATAATATTTAGTTCTTTAAATCCAAGGAGATAGGGTTATGAGAAAATTTATTTTAGCCTTTGTCATAAGTGCCTCGTTTACAGCAAATGCTGGTGTAGAGAAGTTAGGGCCGTGGATAACAAAGTCTGAGATAAATAAAATGACTGACCAGACTGACTTTGTGGCTCTTAATTTATCACCAGATTCATATAACAAAGCAGGTACTGATCGTGCAACTTCACTGGTGTTGCGTTGTAGTGATAACAAAACAGATGCCTATTTATCATTCAATGATTATATGGGTTCGGACAACCCAAGAATTACAGTGCGGTTAGATGGCGGAAAGCCGGTCAAGAGTGTTTGGGGAGGTGGGGAAGGCGGTGATTCTGCATTTGCTCCACAACCAATACAATTTATAAAGACCTTGGCTAAGCATAAAAAAGCTATTTTTGGGTTTGAACCTTATGGATCAACTATGCAAGTAGTTGAGTTTGACTTGTCTGAGATTGATAAGGTTGTGGAAAAAATTTCACAGTCTTGCAATTGGAAATGACAAAAAAATTTCATATGAACCCAGTTGGCGCTGGGTTTTTTATTTCAGTAGCCAATAATGCATTCAAAATATCTTACTTGAGAAACGGCCTATTTGAGATTTCAGTCGTGGCAGGATGATCAGTTGATTCGAGTATTGACGCATTTGCGTCATAATAGATTGCAGTAATTTCATTGCACTACGTGAACTGGTCATGACTCGTCACCGATTTTGTAGGATGCTTAGAAGGAAAACTATTGAATGCCACTGCAGCAGCACAACAGCTGGAGGTAAAATGAAGAACAAATTGACGGGAATTAGCATAGATACAAATCAAAGCTCTTAGAGGGCTTTTATTCTATGATAAATGGACTTTGTTTGAGAGTGATATTATGAAACCGAAGAAACTAAGAGCTGAGCAGCAGTACCATTTAGACCTTGAATTAGTAAAGAAGAAGCCAGCGAACCGCACCGAGGCAAAAGCCCATTTGGCGGCACAATTACGGATTAGCAAGTACAAGACGCAGGCCTCTTCCAAAATTCGCGTTGGTAGTTTCAAGGGAAGAAAGAAGGTGCATTTTAGCCAGGCGGAAGAAGATGCTAGGAAGGCAATGGCTAAAGCTAATGCAGTTAGGTTTTCAGAAGGTGAGGTTGAATCCGTTGATACAGAAAGAATATCAGAAAGTAACAAACGCTGGCGCGGGAGAACCGCTGACTAATGTCTGATTTAGATATTGCAGCAAAGCTGTATGAAGAAAACACATTCATGGGCAGATGTGACATTACAGGGAGTTTTAGTTTTCAATTGCTGAAGACATCGAATCATATTCATATTCATATTGTTTTGAGGGGTAATTTATGGATGCAGGGATAGCCTCAGTTGTCGCCGCAATTATTGCCGCAGCTGCAGCTGGAGTGGGGCTTGTTATCACTAAGGAGAATAAAACATCTGAGTTTCGGCAAGCGTGGATAGATGGTTTAAGGGAAGAGTTAGCCGAATTGATGGAGAACTTTTTACAATTACGCACGACTCCGCCTGAGAAGCTCCCTGAGGTGGCTGGAAAAATTTATTTTCTTTCCGCAAAAGTGAAGCTTAGGTTATCCAGTAAAAACTTAACTAATGAAGAGTCTCAGCTTTTGAAAATCATTGAGGATTACATTTTAAAAATGGATCGCTCATCTAACATTACAGATGTGGTCAGACAGTATTTTGAATATAGTTCCAGTGTGCTTAAAACTGAGTGGGAGAGAGTGAAGCGAGGCGAGAAAAAATACAGAGTCGCTATCACGGTTTCGTACTCAATATTGGTTTTTTTGGGGCTCTATTTTGCTTCACGTTTCATTCCAGCGATAAGTGAAAAAATCTTAGAAATTATAGAGTTTTTAAATTATTCGTTGTTCTGATGACAAGCTTTGATTTTCCATAATCAACTTGTCATAATTAAGTCACCGGAGCCTGAACAACTCCGGTGACTTCTGCGCTAAACGGGGACGTTTATGCGCACATACAATCCAAACTCTCTTCTCCCTTCACAGATGCAGAAATGTACCTGCGATTTTTTGCATCCAGCGTTTGACCTCTGCGGAGGTGAATCGTGAACCTCCTACAAGATGGCATCAAATTGCATCGCGGTAACTTCACCGCTATCGGCCAGCAGATCCAGCCTTATCTGGAGAACGGAAAATGCTTTCGCATGGTGCTTAAACCGTGGCGTGAGAAACGCAGTCTTTCCCAGAATGCACTCAGCCACATGTGGTACAGCGAAATCAGTGAATACCTCATCAGCAGGGGGAAATCGTTCGCTACTTCAGCATGGGTAAAAGATGCTCTCAAACACACATACCTCGGTTATGAAACCAAGGACCTGGTTGATGTCGTAACCGGCGAAATCACTACTATCCAGTCGTTACGCCATACCTCCGATCTTGATACCGGAGAGATGTATGTCTTCCTGTGTAAGGTTGAAGCCTGGGCGGTGAATATTGGCTGCCACCTGACTATTCCGCAGAGCTGCGAGTTCCAGCTGCTGCGCGACAAGCAGGAGGCGTAATGGCTACACCGCTTATTCGTGTCATGAACGGACACATCTACAGAGTACCAAATCGTCGTAAGCGTAAACCGGAGCTGAAGCCTTCCGAAATACCAACACTGCTCGGATATACCGCCAGCCTGGTTGATAAAAAATGGTTGCGACTGGCAGCAAGGAGGAATCATGGCTGATTTGAGAAAAGCAGCGCGTGGTCGGGAATGCCAGGTAAGAATCCCTGGCGTATGTAATGGCAACCCTGAAACGTCTGTACTGGCACATATCCGGCTGACTGGATTGTGCGGCACCGGTACCAAACCGCCAGACCTGATTGCCACCATTGCATGTTCTGCCTGCCACGACGAAATCGAGCGCCGCACACATTTTGTCGATGCTGCATATGCAAAAGAATGCGCGCTGGAAGGTATGGCGAGAACACAGGTTATCTGGCTGAAAGAGGGGGTTATTAAGGCGTGAATACCTACAGCATCACATTACCCTGGCCTCCGAGCAATAACCGCTACTACCGGCATAATCGCGGACGCACGCACATCAGCGCAGAGGGGCAGGCATACCGCGATAACGTCGCCCGAATCATTAAAAACGCAATGCTAGATATCGGCCTGGCTATGCCTGTGAAAATCCGCATTGAGTGCCACATGCCGGATCGCCGTCGCCGTGACCTGGATAATCTGCAAAAAGCCGCTTTTGACGCACTCACTAAAGCAGGTTTCTGGCTGGATGATGCTCAGGTCGTTGATTACCGCGTTGTGAAGATGCCTGTTACCAAAGGTGGGAGGCTGGAACTGACCATCACCGAAATGGGGAATGAATGATGTTTGAGTTTAATATGGCAGAACTTCTTCGCCACCGCTGGGGGCGTCTGCGCTTATATCGTTTCCCCGGTTCTGTTTTGACCGATTACCGAATACTGAAGAATTACGCCAAAACACTGACAGGAGCAGGAGTATGAAGTCAGAGATAACAATCAACTAATACTGTTTTGTTGATTTTTGCTTGTAATTGGCGTTCTGGTCTGATTTTTGTGGAGTAAGTTGATGCGTGATATTCAGATGGTTCTTGAGCGTTGGGGAGCGTGGGCGGCTAATAATCATGAAGATGTGACCTGGTCGTCCATTGCCGCCGGTTTTAAGGGATTAATTACTTCAAAAGTAAAATCTCGCCCGCAATGTTGTGACGATGATGCGATGATCATTTGCGGGTGCATGGCCCGTCTGAAAAAGAACAACAGCGATTTGCACGATTTATTAGTAGATTATTATGTAGTCGGTATGACATTCATGTCACTGGCAGGTAAGCATTGCTGCTCTGATGGTTATATCGGGAAAAGGTTACAGAAGGCTGAGGGCATAATTGAAGGGATGTTAATGGCATTAGATATCCGGTTAGAGATGGATATCGTTGTTAATAACTCTAATTAATATGCCAATTGTTTACTAAAAATTATTAAAAATGGGGCGTTGAGACGCCCCCAAAAATAAAGGGTAATATATAACAGAAGGTTTATATAGTTAGAAGCAAGGTTGTGCTTCTAAAGGAAGTGGCTTGAGGGAGCCACTTATATGTTGGGGAGGCAACGCCTCCCGCAACATATCTTTTTCGTAATCAGATTAGAACTGGTAAACCAGACCTACAGCAACGATGTCATCAGTGCTTACACCGAGTGCTTTAGTGAAGTCATTTTTGTCAAGCAGGTTGATTTTGTAATCAACGAAAGTAGACATATTTTTGTTGAAGTAATAGGTTGCACCTACATCAACATATTTGACTAAGTCCTGATCGCCCCATACTCCAAGATCCTTACCTTTAGATTGCAGGTAAGCAACGGACGGACGCAGACCGAAATCGAACTGATATTGTGCAACAGCTTCGAAGTTTTGGGCTTTATTAGCAACGAAGTGATCAGCAAATACAGTCATATTCTGGGTTTCAGAATAGGTAGTGGCCAGGTAAATGTTGTTAGCGTCATATTTCAGACCTGCGGCCCAAACTTCTGCATTTTTACCGGAAGCAAATACTTCAGGAAGAACTTTCCCTGCATTAACTTGAGTGTCGGTACGATCAGATTTCGCATAAGTTGCACCGATACCGAATCCTTCGTATTCATAGGTAGCAGAGAAACCGAAGCCATCACCGTTACCTTCAGTGTAGTTATCGAAATCGCTACGATCGTTTTTGCCTTGGTACTGAGCAGCAAAGTTCAGACCATCAACCAGACCAAAGAAGTCGTTGTTACGATAGGTTGCAACACCAGTGGTGCGACCAGTCATGAACACATCTGTTTGGGTCCAGGTATCGCCACCGAATTCTGGCAGAACGTCAGTCCACGCACCGATGTCGTATGCTACACCGTAGTTACGGCCGTAATCGATTGAGCCGTAGTCACCGAATTTCAGGCCTGCAAATGCAAGACGGGTTTTGTCTTTGGAGGAACCTTGAGATTCAGCGCGGTTGCCTTTGAATTCATATTCCCACTGACCGAAACCAGTCAGTTGATCGTTGATTTGGGTTTCACCTTTGAAGCCAAGACGGGCATAAGTAGTATCACCATCATCTGCATCATTAGAGGAGAAGTAGTGCTTAGCATTAACTTTCCCGTACAGATCCAGCTTGTTACTGTCTTTATTATAAATTTCAGCTGCCTGAGCAGACATCGCCATCAGTACTGATGCAGCTACAGCAGAAATTGCCACTGTTAATTTTTTCATCGTGAGCCCTTTTTTTTGAACTATTATTAAAAAATGATGTCACTGCGCGATAAATATTCATCTAATCAATATGATTATTTCAAGATGTAAGTTTTGGTTTCTCGTTTGATTTGTGAAGTAGATCTCTATTTTTATCTGAACTTTTTTCTATTGAATCCTATTCATGGCTCTTGGCTGAATAAAAATAAATCTATTAGCCAATTTATATTAACGGCTGTTATTTATAAGTGCTCTATGATTTGAAGGTTCAATTTAAATCGGCTAAAAATAACACTGGAAATTATTTGTTGGTTATTTGTTGAGATTTGCTTATGTATTTGTAGTGGTGTTTTCAATACTCGGTAGCATTCTCGCAAATATCATTTAGTGGTTTACGTACGTAAAAAATTGGTTATGCTGTTAAGAGTGGTTACTTCGTCACACAGCTTAAACCCGCCGTCGAGCGGGTTTTTCCATTTTTTGAGTCTCGATATTAGCTGATAACCCAATACCTGAGTTATTCACTGACTCCGAGTCTGTTACGTTTCGTAGTATTCCCTCAATTTACACCCGCTTTGTCTGCGAGGTGGGGTTATGAAATCCATGGATAAGTTAACAACGGGTGTCGCCTATGGCACCTCAGCAGGTAGTGCCGGGTACTGGTTTTTACAGCTGCTAGATAAAGTCACGCCCTCACAGTGGGCGGCAATTGGAGTGCTGGGTAGCCTGGTATTTGGCCTGCTGACGTACCTGACAAACCTTTATTTCAAGATTAAAGAAGATAAGCGCAAGGCTGCGAGAGGTGAATAATGCCTCCATCATTACGAAAAGCCGTTGCTGCTGCTATTGGTGGCGGAGCAATTGCTATAGCATCAGTGTTAATCACTGGCCCAAGTGGTAACGATGGTCTGGAAGGTGTCAGCTACATACCATACAAAGATATTGTTGGTGTATGGACTGTATGTCACGGGCATACAGGAAAAGACATCATGCTCGGTAAAACGTATACCAAAGCAGAATGCAAAGCCCTCCTGAATAAAGACCTTGCCACGGTCGCCAGACAAATTAACCCGTACATAAAAGTTGATATACCGGAAACAACGCGCGGCGCTCTTTACTCGTTCGTCTACAACGTGGGTGCTGGCAATTTCAGAACATCGACGCTTCTTCGCAAAATAAACCACGGTGATATCAAAGGCGCATGTGATCAGCTACGGCGCTGGACATACGCTGGCGGTAATCAATGGAAAGGACTGATGACTCGCCGTGAGATTGAGCGTGAAGTCTGTTTGTGGGGGAAACAATGAGCAGAGTAACCGCGATTATCTCCGCTCTGGTTATCTGCATCATCGTCTGCCTGTCATGGGCTGTTAATCATTACCGTGATAACGCCATTACCTACAAAGCCCAGCGCGACAAAAATGTCAGAGAACTGAAGCTGGCGAACGCGGCAATTACTGACATGCAGATGCGTCAGCGTGATGTTGCTGCGCTCGATGCAAAATACACGAAGGAGTTAGCTGATGCGAAAGCTGAAAATGATGCTCTTCTGCGGAAGCTTGATAATGGTGGCAGGGTGCTCGTCAAAGGAAAATGCCCTGTGCCATCCTCTGCCGAAACCTCCAGCGCCTCCGGCATGGGCAATGATGCCACCGTCGAACTCTCTCCAGTTGCTGGACGAAACGTTCTCGATATCCGGGACGGAATTATCCGCGACCAAACAGCACTGAGAACGCTTCAGGAATACATTAGGACGCAATGCCTTCGATGATAGCGATAATTTTACTCATCATCCTTCACATCTGGCTCTGTAGACAGGGTGGTGATCACTTCTGGAGTAAATCCAGATTAAACATCTCATTGCTGATGCTTGATATTGAGCATCTGGCGCGCAGTAAGGGGCTGCGTTGAGATAAGAGCCAGTTCATTACAAATACCAGGATTTAGCCTCGCATTCGCGGGGCTTTTTATATCTGAATTTCACAGCGCATCTCACGCGCATATTAACGAGAGCCTTTCAGTAAGCGAGCCTGAGAAATGCCGTTATAGGTGGCGACCTCTCTCGGGCGGCTTTTCTGTGAGACAGGCTCACTTTCTAAAAGGTAAAGACGCTATGAATAATCATTCAGTTATTCCAGCCTTCGACTTCCGAGAAATGGTGCAAGCCAAAAACGGAGAGGTCGTTACCACATCCAGAAAAATTGCCAAGTACTTCGGCAAGCGACACGGTGATGTTCTCAGGAAAATCGAGCAGGTTAAGGCTGATTGCTCGCGTGAGTTTAGCCAACGCAATTTTGCGTCGGCTGATTATATCGATGAGCAGGGCAAGGTTCGCCCGATGTACAGCCTGACGAAAGATGGCTGGATCATGGTTGTGATGGGGTTCACCGGGAAAGCTGCTGCGGCAATCAAGGAGAGCTATATCGCAGCATTCAACTGGATGGCAGAACAACTGAGCCGCCGCATGGCAATTGGCGAAGAAATGCAGCACCGCTACGCCATCAAAGAAACACGCTCAAAGCTGAAAGGTACGATCGGCAGTCGGTTAATGAACGAACGGAAGAAAGAGAAGCGTGTCCTGGCTGTCGAGCATGAATACATCTTGCAGGTGACACAGCCTGAACTGCTGATTAATTGAAGATGTCATTACAAAGCCTATCTACGGGGGGCTTGATAATGGCTTATACCCTGCACGGGATAACTTAACTGATATCCCTTTTAACGGATAAAGGTATTCAAGCCTGACACATCATGCGCTGTATCGTCGCCGTATTCCCGCATTAACCATGACCGTAGCCCGACGGGGAATTCCTTCTGCGTGAGTGTGCGGGAATAATCAAAAACGATGCACACCGGGTTATTAACGCGTCAACTGAACGCGGGGTTGCTCTTCATGTCAGCCAGTCCGGTGCAGGGGTAGAAGAAACCGGACGTTATGGTTTAGTGTGGAAACATTTGTGATGTGCTCTGTATGTTTTCAGTAAAGAGTAATGAATTATCAAAGGTATAGTAATATCTTTTTTGTTCGTGGATATTTGTAACCCACCGAAAAACTCCTGCTTTAGCAAGGTTTCTTCTGTATTCCTGAAATGTGATCTCTCTGGATTTCAGCTTATTAGAGGTCGTTTCTATAAGATGCCTATCCTTTGAAAATTTGACAGACACAATGTTTTTTAGGCCCTTTAATAACACTGTATTATCATTTTTTAATACAATATGAACATTCTCTGTGGCTAAATAGTAAATGTAATGTGAGACATTGTGACGTTTTAGCTCAGAATAAAACCATTGATAGTTTAAATCGTTTCGAACTTTATCAAATATTTGTTTAAAAATGACTACCTGATCCATAGATAAACCTTCCATGTGATATGAGGGGGGCGTAGTCTGCACGATTATCTAAATTGCTTCAATCTGGTCTGATCTGTTTTCTGAGCAATTCAGTAATGTCACTCTTTTCTTTGTTTGCTTCAGGAGAAACTCTTTTTTCTGAGCACAGTCTCCGGCGGCAGGCTTCAATGACCCAGGCTGAGAAATTCCCGGACCCTTTTTGATCAAGAGCGATGTTAATTTGTTCAATCATTTGGTTAGGAAAGCGGATGTTGCGGGTTGTTGTTCTGCGGGTTCTGTTCTTCGTTGACATGAGGTTGTCCCGTATTCAGTGTCGCTGATTTGTATTGTCTGAAGTTGTTTTTACGTTAAGTTGATGCAGATCAATTAATACGATATCTGCGTCATAATTGATTATTTGACGTGGTTTGATTGCGTAGATGCACGTTGTGACATGCAGATGATAATTATTATCATTTTGCGGGTCCTTTCCGGCGATCCGACAGGTTACGGGGCGGCGACCTCGCGGGTTTTCGCTATTTATGAAAATTTTCCGGTTTAAGGCGTTTCCGTTCTTCTTCGTTGTAACTTAATGTTTTTATTTAAAATACCCCCTGAAAAGAAAGGAAACGACAGGTGCTGAAAACGAGCTTTTGGGCCTCTGTCGTTTCCTTTCTCTGTTTTTGGCCGTGGAATGAACAATGGAAGTCAACAAAAAGCAGCTGGCTGACATTTTCGGTGCGAGTATCCGTACCATTCAGAACTGGCAGGAACAGGGAATGCCCGTTCTGCGAGGCGGTGGCAAGGGTAATGAGGTGCTTTATGACTCTGCCGCCGTTATAAGATGGTATGCCGAAAGGGATGCTGAAATTGAGAACGAAAAGCTGCGCCGGGAAGTTGAAGAACTGCGGCAGGCCAGCGAGGCAGATCTCCAGCCAGGGACTATTGAGTACGAACGCCATCGACTTACGCGTGCGCAGGCCGACGCACAGGAACTGAAGAATGCCAGAGACTCCGCTGAAGTGGTGGAAACCGCATTCTGTACTTTCGTGCTGTCGCGGATCGCAGGTGAAATTGCCAGTATTCTCGACGGGATCCCCCTGTCGGTGCAGCGGCGTTTTCCGGAACTGGAAAACCGACATGTTGATTTCCTGAAACGGGATATCATCAAAGCCATGAACAAAGCAGCCGCGCTGGATGAACTGATACCGGGGTTGCTGAGTGAATATATCGAACAGTCAGGTTAACAGGCTGCGGCATTTTGTCCGCGCCGGGCTTCGCTCACTGTTCCGGCCGGAGCCACAGACCGCCGTTGAATGGGCGGATGCCAATTACTATCTCCCGAAAGAATCCGCATACCAGGAAGGGCGCTGGGAAACACTGCCCTTTCAGCGGGCCATCATGAATGCGATGGGCAGTGACTACGTCCGCGAGGTGAATGTGGTGAAGTCTGCCCGTGTTGGTTATTCCAAAATGCTGCTGGGTGTTTATGCCTACTTCATAGAGCATAAGCAGCGCAACACCCTTATCTGGTTGCCGACGGATGGTGATGCCGAGAACTTTATGAAAACCCACGTTGAGCCGACCATCCGCGATATTCCGTCGCTGCTGGCGCTGGCTCCGTGGTATGGCAAAAAGCACCGGGATAACACGCTCACCATGAAGCGTTTTTCCAATGGTCGTGGCTTCTGGTGCCTGGGCGGTAAAGCGGCAAAAAACTACCGTGAAAAGTCGGTGGATGTGGCGGGTTATGATGAACTTGCTGCCTTTGATGAGGATATTGAACAGGAAGGCTCTCCGACGTTCCTGGGCGATAAGCGTATTGAAGGCTCGGTCTGGCCAAAGTCCATCCGTGGCTCCACGCCCAAAGTGAGAGGCACCTGCCAGATTGAGCGTGCAGCCAGTGAATCCCCGCATTTTATGCGTTTTCATGTTGCCTGCCCGCACTGCGGGGAGGAGCAGTACCTTAAATTTGGCGATAAAGAGACGCCGTTTGGCCTCAAATGGACGCCGGATGACCCCTCCAGCGTGTTTTATCTCTGCGAGCATAACGCCTGCGTCATCCGTCAGCAGGAGCTGGACTTCACTGATGCCCGTTATATCTGCGAAAAGACCGGGATCTGGACCCGTGATGGCATTCTCTGGTTTTCGTCATCCGGTGAAGAGATTGAGCCGCCGGACAGTGTGACCTTTCACATCTGGACGGCGTACAGCCCGTTCACCACCTGGGTGCAGATTGTCAAAGACTGGATGAAGACGAAAGGGGATACGGGAAAACGTAAAACCTTCGTGAACACCACGCTCGGTGAGACGTGGGAAGCGAAAATCGGTGAACGTCCGGATGCTGAAGTGATGGCAGAGCGGAAAGAGCATTATTCAGCGCCCGTTCCTGACCGTGTGGCTTACCTGACCGCCGGTATCGACTCCCAGCTGGATCGCTACGAAATGCGCGTTTGGGGATGGGGGCCGGGTGAGGAAAGCTGGCTGATTGACCGGCAGATTATTATGGGCCGCCACGACGATGAACAGACGCTGCAGCGTGTGGATGAGGCCATCAATAAAACCTATACCCGCCGGAATGGTGCAGAAATGTCGGTATCCCGTATCTGCTGGGATACTGGCGGGATTGACCCTACCATTGTGTATGAACGCTCGAAAAAACATGGGCTGTTCCGGGTGATCCCCATTAAAGGGGCATCCGTCTACGGTAAGCCGGTGGCCAGCATGCCACGTAAGCGAAACAAAAACGGGGTTTACCTTACCGAAATCGGTACGGATACCGCGAAAGAGCAGATTTATAACCGCTTCACACTGACGCCGGAAGGGGATGAACCGCTTCCCGGTGCCGTTCACTTCCCGAATAACCCGGATATTTTTGATCTGACCGAAGCGCAGCAGCTGACTGCTGAAGAGCAGGTCGAAAAATGGGTGGATGGCAGAAAAAAAATACTGTGGGACAGCAAAAAGCGACGCAATGAGGCGCTCGACTGCTTCGTTTATGCGCTGGCGGCGCTGCGCATCAGTATTTCCCGCTGGCAGCTGGATCTCAGTGCACTGCTGGTGAGCCTGCAGGAAGAGGATGGTGCAGCAACCAACAAGAAAACACTGGCAGATTACGCCCGTGCCTTATCCGGAGAGGATGAATGACGCGACAGGAAGAACTTGCCGCTGCCCGTGCGGCACTGCATGACCTGATGACAGGTAAACGGGTGGCAACGGTACAGAAAGACGGACGGCGAGTGGAGTTTACGGCCACTTCCGTGTCTGACCTGAAAAAATACATTGCGGAGCTGGAAGTGCAGACCGGCATGACACAGCGACGCAGGGGACCTGCAGGATTTTATGTATGAAAACGTCCACCATTCCCACCCTTCTGGGGCCGGACGGCATGACATCGCTGCGTGAATATGCCGGTTATCACGGCGGTGGCAGCGGATTTGGTGGGCAGTTGCGGGCGTGGAACCCACCGGGTGAAAGTGTGGATGCAGCCCTGCTGCCCAATTTTACCCGTGGCAATGCCCGTGCAGACGATCTGGTACGCAATAACGGCTATGCCGCCAACGCCATCCAGCTGCATCAGGATCATATCGTCGGGTCTTTTTTCCGGCTCAGTCATCGCCCAAGCTGGCGCTATCTGGGCATCGGGGAGGAAGACGCCCGTGCCTTTTCCCGCGAGGTTGAAGCGGCATGGAAAGAGTTTGCCGAAGATGACTGTTGCTGCATTGACGTTGAGCGAAAACGCACGTTTACCATGATGATTCGGGAAGGTGTGGCCATGCACGCCTTTAACGGTGAACTGTTCGTTCAGGCCACCTGGGATACCAGTCCGTCGCGGCTTTTCCGGACACAGTTCCGGATGGTCAGCCCGAAGCGCATCAGCAACCCGAACAATACCGGCGACAGCCGGAACTGCCGTGCCGGTGTGCAGATTAATGACAGCGGTGCGGCGCTGGGATATTACGTCAGCGAGGACGGGTATCCTGGCTGGATGCCGCAGAAATGGACATGGATACCCCGTGAGTTACCCGGCGGGCGCGCCTCGTTCATTCACGTTTTTGAACCCGTGGAGGACGGGCAGACCCGCGGTGCAAATGTGTTTTACAGCGTAATGGAGCAGATGAAGATGCTCGACACGCTGCAGAACACGCAGCTGCAGAGCGCCATTGTGAAGGCGATGTATGCCGCCACCATTGAAAGTGAGCTGGATACGCAGTCAGCGATGGATTTTATTCTGGGCGCGAACAGTCAGGAGCAGCGGGAAAGGCTGACGGGCTGGATTGGTGAAATTGCCGCGTATTACGCCGCAGCACCGGTCCGTCTGGGAGGCGCAAAAGTGCCGCACCTGATGCCGGGGGACTCACTGAACCTGCAGACGGCTCAGGACACGGATAACGGCTACTCCGTGTTTGAGCAGTCACTGCTGCGGTATATCGCTGCCGGGCTGGGTGTCTCGTATGAGCAGCTTTCCCGGAATTACGCCCAGATGAGCTACTCCACGGCACGGGCCAGTGCGAACGAGTCGTGGGCGTACTTTATGGGGCGGCGAAAATTCGTCGCATCCCGTCAGGCGAGCCAGATGTTTCTGTGCTGGCTGGAAGAGGCCATCGTTCGCCGCGTGGTGACGTTACCTTCAAAAGCGCGCTTCAGCTTTCAGGAAGCCCGCAGTGCCTGGGGGAACTGCGACTGGATAGGCTCCGGTCGTATGGCCATCGATGGTCTGAAAGAAGTTCAGGAAGCGGTGATGCTGATAGAAGCCGGACTGAGCACCTACGAGAAAGAGTGCGCGAAACGCGGTGACGACTATCAGGAAATTTTTGCCCAGCAGGTCCGTGAAACGATGGAGCGCCGCGCGGCTGGTCTTAAACCGCCCGCCTGGGCGGCTGCAGCATTTGAATCCGGGCTGCGACAATCAACAGAGGAGGAGAAGAGTGACAGCAGAGCTGCGTAATCTCCCGCATATTGCCAGCATGGCCTTTAATGAGCCGCTGATGCTTGAACCCGCCTATGCGCGGGTTTTCTTTTGTGCGCTTGCAGGCCAGCTTGGGATCAGCCGCCTGACGGATGCGGTGTCCGGCGACAGCCTGACTGCCCAGGAGGCACCCGCGACGCTGGCATTATCCGGTGATGATGACGGACCACGACAGGCCCGCAGTTATCAGGTCATGAACGGCATCGCCGTGCTGCCGGTGTCCGGCACGCTGGTCAGCCGGACGCGGGCGCTGCAGCCGTACTCGGGGATGACCGGTTACAACGGCATTATCGCCCGTCTGCAACAGGCTGCCAGCGACCCGATGGTGGACGGCATTCTGCTCGATATGGACACACCGGGCGGAATGGTGGCGGGAGCATTTGACTGCGCTGACATCATCGCCCGTGTGCGTGACATAAAGCCGGTATGGGCGCTGGCCAACGACATGAACTGCAGTGCAGGTCAGCTGCTTGCCAGTGCCGCCTCCCGACGTCTGGTCACGCAGACCGCACGGACAGGCTCCATCGGCGTCATGATGGCTCACAGTAATTACGGCGCTGCGCTGGAGAAACAGGGCGTGGAAATCACGCTGATTTACAGCGGCAGCCATAAGGTGGATGGCAACCCCTACAGCCATCTTCCGGATGACGTCCGGGAGACACTGCAGTCCCGGATGGATGCAACCCGCCGGATGTTTGCGCAGAAGGTGTCGGCATATACCGGCCTGTCCGTGCAGGCTGTGCTGGATACCGAGGCTGCAGTGTACAGCGGTCAGGAGGCCATTGATGCCGGACTGGCTGATGAACTTGTCAACAGCACCGATGCGATCACCGTTATGCGTGATGCACTGGATGCACGTAAATCCCGTCTCTCAGGAGGGCGAATGACCAAAGAGACTCAATCAACAACTGTTTCAGCCACTGCTTCGCAGGCTGACGTTACTGACGTGGTGCCAGCGACGGAGGGCGAAAACGCCAGCGCGGCGCAGCCGGACGTGAACGCGCAGATCACCGCTGCGGTTGCGGCAGAAAACAGCCGCATTATGGGGATCCTCAACTGTGAGGAGGCTCACGGACGCGAAGAACAGGCCCGCGTGCTGGCAGAAACCCCCGGTATGACCGTGGAAACGGCCCGCCGCATTCTGGCCGCAGCACCACAGAGTGCACAGGCGCGCAGTGACACTGCGCTGGATCGTCTGATGCAGGGGGCACCGGCACCGCTGGCTGCAGGTAACCCGGCATCTGATGCCGTTAACGATTTGCTGAACACACCAGTGTAAGGGATGTTTATGACGAGCAAAGAAACCTTTACCCATTACCAGCCGCTGGGCAACAGTGACCCGGCTCATACCGCAACCGCGCCCGGCGGATTGAGTGCGAAAGCGCCTGCAATGACCCCGCTGATGCTGGACACCTCCACCCGTAAGCTGGTTGCGTGGGATGGCACCACCGACGGTGCTGCCGTTGGCATTCTGGCGGTTGCTGCTGACCAGACCAGCACCACACTGATGTTCTACAAGTCCGGCACGTTCCGTTATGAGGATGTGCTCTGGCCGGAGGCTGCCAGCGACGAGACGAAAAAACGGACCGCGTTTGCCGGAACGGCAATCAGCATCGTTTAACCTTACCCTTCATCACTAAAGGCCGCCTGTGCGGCTTTTTTTATGGGATTTTTTTATGTCGATGTACACAACCGCCCAGCTGCTGGCGGCAAATGAGAAGAAATTTAAGTTTGATCCGCTGTTTCTGCGTCTCTTTTTCCGTGAGAGCTATCCCTTCACCACGGAGAAAGTCTATCTCTCACAAATTCCGGGACTGGTAAACATGGCGCTGTACGTTTCGCCGATTGTTTCCGGTGAGGTTATCCGCTCCCGTGGCGGCTCCACCTCTGAATTTACACCGGGATATGTCAAGCCGAAGCATGAGGTGAATCCGCAGATGACCCTGCGTCGCCTGCCGGATGAAGATCCGCAGAATCTGGCGGACCCGGCTTACCGCCGCCGTCGCATCATCATGCAGAACATGCGTGACGAAGAGCTGGCCATTGCTCAGGTCGAAGAGATGCAGGCAGTTTCTGCTGTGCTTAAGGGCAAATACACCATGACCGGTGAAGCCTTCGATCCGGTTGAGGTGGATATGGGCCGCAGTGCGGCGAACAACATCACACAGTCCGGCGTCACGGAGTGGAGCAAGCGTGACAAGTCCACGTATGACCCGACCGACGATATCGAAGCCTACGCGCTGAACGCCAGCGGTGTGGTGAATATCATCGTGTTTGACCCGAAAGGCTGGGCGCTGTTCCGTTCCTTCAAAGCCGTCAGGGAGAAGCTGGATACCCGTCGCGGCTCTAATTCCGAGCTGGAGACAGCGGTAAAAGACCTGGGCGAAGCGGTGTCCTATAAGGGGATGTATGGCGATACGGCGATCGTCGTGTATTCCGGACAGTACGTGGAAAACGACGTCAAAAAGAACTTCCTGCCGGACAACACGATGGTGCTGGGGAACACTCAGGCACGCGGTCTGCGCACCTATGGCTGCATTCAGGATGCGGACGCACAGCGCGAAGGTATTAACGCCTCTGCCCGCTACCCGAAAAACTGGGTGACCACCGGCGATCCGGCGCGTGAGTTCACCATGATTCAGTCAGCACCGCTGATGCTGCTGGCTGATCCTGATGCGTTCGTGTCCGTACAACTGGCGTAATCATGGCCCTTCGGGGCCATTTTCTCTCTGTGGAGGAGTCCATGACGAAAGATGAACTGATTGCCCGTCTTCAGGTGCTGGGTGAGCAACTGAACCGTGATGTCAGCCTGACGGGGACGAAAGAAGAACTGGTGCTCCGTGTGGCAGAGCTGGAAGAGGAGCTTGATGACACGGATGACGCTGCCGGTCAGGACACATCTGTCAGCCCGGAAAATGCGCTGACCGGACATGAAAATGAGGTGGTATCAGCGCAGCCGGATACCGTGATTGATACGGCTGCTCTGGTCACGGTCGTGGCACTGGTGACGCTGCATACCGATGCACTTCACGCCACGCGGGATGAGGCTGTGGCATTTGTGCTGCCGGGAACGGCGTTCCGTGTCTCTGCCGGTGTGGCAGCTGAAATGACAGAGCGCGGCCTGGCCAGAATGCAATAACGGGAGGCGCTGTGGCTGATTTCGATAACCTGTTCGATGCTGCCATTGCCCGCGCCGATGAAACGATACGCGGGTACATGGGAACGTCAGCCACCATGACATCCGGTGAGCAGTCCGGCGCAGTAATACGTGGTGTTTTTGATGACCCTGAAAATATCAGCTATGCCGGACAGGGCGTGCGCGTTGAAGGCTCCAGCCCGTCCCTGTTTGTCCGGACTGATGATGTGCGGCAACTGCGGCGTGGAGACACGCTGACCATCGGTGAGGAAAACTTCTGGATAGACCGGGTTTCGCCGGATGATGGTGGAAGCTGTCATCTCTGGCTTGGGCGGGGCGTACCGCCTGCCGTTAACCGTCGCCGCTGAAAGGGGGATGTATGGCCATAAAAGGTCTTGAGCAGGCCGTTGAAAACCTCAGCCGTATCAGCAAAACGGCGGTGCCTGGTGCCGCCGCAATGGCCATTAACCGCGTTGCGTCATCCGCGATATCGCAGTCGGTGGCACAGGTTGCCCGTGAGACAAAGGTACGCCGGAAACTGGTAAAGGAAAGGGCCAGGCTGAAAAGGGCCACGGTCAAAAATCCGCAGGCCAGAATCAGGGTTAACCGGGGGGATTTGCCCGTAATCAAGCTGGGTAACGCGCGGGTTGTCCTTTCCCGCCGCAGACGTCGTAAAAAGGGGCAGCGTTCATCCCTGAAAGGTGGCGGCAGCGTGCTTGTGGTGGGAAACCGTCGTATTCCCGGCGCGTTTATTCAGCAACTGAAAAATGGCCGGTGGCATGTCATGCAGCGTGTGGCCGGGAAAAACCGTTACCCCATTGATGTGGTGAAAATCCCGATGGCGGTGCCGCTTACCACGGCGTTTAAACAGAATATTGAACGGATACGGCGTGAACGTCTTCCGAAAGAGCTGGGCTATGCGCTGCAGCATCAACTGAGAATGGTAATAAAGCGATGAAACATACTGAACTCCGTGCAGCCGTACTGGATGCACTGGAGAAGCATGACACCGGGGCGACGCTTTTTGATGGTCGCCCCGCTGTTTTTGATGAGGCGGATTTTCCGGCAATTGCCGTTTATCTCACCGGCGCTGAATACACGGGCGAAGAGCTGGACAGCGATACCTGGCAGGCGGAGCTGCATATCGAAGTTTTCCTGCCTGCTCAGGTGCCGGATTCAGAGCTGGATGCGTGGATGGAGTCCCGGATTTATCCGGTGATGAGCGATATCCCGGCACTGTCAGATTTGATCACCAGTATGGTGGCCAGCGGCTATGACTACCGGCGCGACGATGATGCGGGCCTGTGGAGTTCAGCCGATCTGACTTATGTCATTACCTATGAAATGTGAGGACGCTATGCCTGTACCAAATCCTACAATGCCGGTGAAAGGTGCCGGGACCACCCTGTGGGTTTATAAGGGGAGCGGTGACCCTTATGCGAATCCGCTTTCAGACGTTGACTGGTCGCGTCTGGCAAAAGTTAAAGACCTGACGCCCGGCGAACTGACCGCTGAGTCCTATGACGACAGCTATCTCGATGATGAAGATGCAGACTGGACTGCGACCGGGCAGGGGCAGAAATCTGCCGGAGATACCAGCTTCACGCTGGCGTGGATGCCCGGAGAGCAGGGGCAGCAGGCGCTGCTGGCGTGGTTTAATGAAGGCGATACCCGTGCCTATAAAATCCGCTTCCCGAACGGCACGGTCGATGTGTTCCGTGGCTGGGTCAGCAGTATCGGTAAGGCGGTGACGGCGAAGGACGTGATCACCCGCACGGTGAAAGTCACCAATGTGGGACGTCCGTCGATGGCAGAAGATCGCAGCACGGTAACAGCGGCAACCGGCATGACCGTGACGCCTGCCAGCACCTCGGTGGTGAAAGGGCAGAGCACCACGCTGACCGTGGCCTTCCAGCCGGAGGGCGTAACCGACAAGAGCTTCCGTGCGGTGTCTGCGGATAAAACAAAAGCCACCGTGTCGGTCAGTGGTATGACCATCACCGTGAAAGGTGTTGCTGCAGGCAAGGTCAACATTCCGGTCGTATCCGGTAATGGTGAACTTGCTGCGGTTGCAGAAATCACCGTCACCGCCAGTTAATCCGGGGAGTCAGAGATGTTCCTGAAAACCGAATCATTTGAACATAACGGTGTGACCGTCACGCTTTCTGAACTGTCAGCCCTGCAGCGTATTGAGCATCTCGCCCTGATGAAACGGCAGGCAGAACAGGCGGAGTCAGACAGCAACCGGAAGTTTACTGTGGAAGACGCCATCAGAACCGGCGCGTTTCTGGTGGCGATGTCCCTGTGGCATAACCATCCGAAGAAGACAAAGCTGCCTTCCATGAATGAAGCCGTTAAACAGATTGAGCAGGAAGTGCTTACCACCTGGCCCACGGAGGCAATTTCTCATGCTGAAAACGTGGTGTACCGGCTGTCCGGTATGTATGAGTTTGTGGTGAATGATGCTCCTGAACAGACAGAGGACGCCGGGCCTGCAGAGCCTGTTTCTGCGGGAAAGTGTTCGATGGTGAGCTGAGTTTTGCCCTGAAACTGGCGCGAGAGATGGGGCGACCCGACTGGCGTGCCATGCTTGCCGGGATGTCATCCACGGAGTATGCCGACTGGCACCGCTTTTACAGTACCCATTATTTTCATGATGTTCTGCTGGATATGCACTTTTCCGGGCTGACGTACACCGTGCTCAGCCTGTTTTTCAGCGATCCGGATATGCATCCGCTGGATTTCAGTCTGCTGAACCGGCGTGAGGCTGACGAAGAGCCTGAAGATGATGTGCTGATGCAGAAAGCGGCAGGGCTTGCCGGAGGCGTCCGCTTTGGCCCGGACGGGAATGAAGTTATCCCCGCTTCCCCGGATGTGGCGGACATGACGGAGGATGACGTAATGCTGATGACAGTATCAGAAGGGATCGCAGGAGGAGTCCGGTATGGCTGAACCGGTAGGCGATCTGGTCGTTGATTTGAGTCTGGATGCGGCCAGATTTGACGAGCAGATGGCCAGAGTCAGGCGTCATTTTTCCGGTACGGAAAGTGATGCGAAAAAAACAGCGGCAGTCGTTGAACAGTCAATGAACCGGCAGGCGCTGGCTGCACAGAAAGCGGGGATTTCCGTCGGACAGTATAAAGCCGCCATGCGTATGCTGCCTGCACAGTTCACCGACGTGGCCACGCAGCTTGCAGGCGGGCAAAGCCCGTGGCTGATCCTGCTGCAACAGGGGGGGCAGGTTAAGGACTCCTTCGGCGGGATGATCCCCATGTTCAGGGGGCTTGCCGGTGCGATCACCCTGCCGATGGTGGGGGCCACCTCGCTGGCGGTGGCGACCGGTGCGCTGGCGTATGCCTGGTATCAGGGCAACTCAACCCTGTCCGATTTCAACAAAACGCTGGTCCTTTCCGGCAATCAGGCGGGACTGACGGCAGATCGTATGCTGGTCCTGTCCAGAGCCGGGCAGGCGGCAGGGCTGACGTTTAACCAGACCAGCGAGTCACTGACGGCGCTGGTGAATGCCGGTGTGCGTGGTGGTGAGCAGTTTGAGGCGATCAGCCAGAGTGTGGCGCGTTTCTCCTCTGCATCCGGCGTGGAGGTGGACAAGGTCGCTGAAGCCTTCGGGAAGCTGACCACAGACCCGACGTCGGGACTGACAGCGATGGCACGTCAGTTCCATAACGTGACGGCGGAGCAGATTGCGTATGTTGCTCAGTTGCAGCGTTCCGGAGATGAAGCCGGGGCATTGCAGGCGGCGAACGAGGCCGCAACGAAAGGGTTTGATGACCAGACCCGCCGCCTGAAAGAGAACATGGGCACGCTGGAGACCTGGGCAGACAGGACAGCACGGGCATTCAAATCCATGTGGGATTCGGTGCTGGATATTGGTCGCCCGGACACTGCCCAGGGAATGCTGGAGAAAGCAGAAAAGGCTTTTGATGAGGCGGACAAAAAATGGCAGTGGTATCAGAGCCGGAGCCACCGGCGCGGTAAAACCTCAGCATTTCTTGCCAATCTCCGGGGAGCATGGGAGGACAGAGCGAATGCGCAACTTGGACTTTCAGCCGCCACGTTGCAGGCCGATCTTGAAAAGGCCAGAGAGATGGCAGCAAAGGACTGGGCCGAGTCTGAGGCATCACGGCTGAAATATACCGAAGAGGCGCAGAAGGCTTACGAACGGCTGCAGACGCCGCTGGAGAAATATACCGCCCGTCAGGAAGAACTGAACAAGGCACTGAAAGACGGGAAAATCCTGCAGGCGGATTACAACACGCTGATGGCGGCGGCGAAAAAGGATTATGAAGCGACGCTGAAAAAGCCGAAACAGTCCGGCGTGAAGGTGTCTGCGGGCGATCGTCAGGAAGACAGTGCTCATGCTGCCCTGCTGACGCTTCAGGCAGAACTCCGGACGCTGGAGAAGCATGCCGGAGCAAATGAGAAAATCAGCCAGCAGCGCCGGGATTTGTGGAAGGCGGAGAGTCAGTTCGCGGTACTGGAGGAGGCGGCGCAACGTCGCCAGCTGTCTGCACAGGAGAAATCCCTGCTGGCGCATAAAGATGAGACGCTGGAGTACAAACGCCAGCTGGCTGCACTTGGCGACAAGGTTACGTATCAGGAGCGCCTGAACGCGCTGGCGCAGCAGGCGGATAAATTCGCACAGCAGCAACGGGCAAAACGGGCCGCCATTGATGCGAAAAGCCGGGGGCTGACTGACCGGCAGGCAGAACGGGAAGCCACGGAACAGCGCCTGAAGGAACAGTATGGCGATAATCCGCTGGCGCTGAATAACGTCATGTCAGAGCAGAAAAAGACCTGGGCGGCTGAAGACCAGCTTCGCGGGAACTGGATGGCAGGCCTGAAGTCCGGCTGGAGTGAGTGGGAAGAGAGCGCCACGGACAGTATGTCGCAGGTAAAAAGTGCAGCCACGCAGACCTTTGATGGTATTGCACAGAATATGGCGGCGATGCTGACCGGCAGTGAGCAGAACTGGCGCAGCTTCACCCGTTCCGTGCTGTCCATGATGACAGAAATTCTGCTTAAGCAGGCAATGGTGGGGATTGTCGGGAGTATCGGCAGCGCCATTGGCGGGGCTGTTGGTGGCGGCGCATCCGCGTCAGGCGGTACAGCCATTCAGGCCGCTGCGGCGAAATTCCATTTTGCAACCGGAGGATTTACGGGAACCGGCGGCAAATATGAGCCAGCGGGGATTGTTCACCGTGGTGAGTTTGTCTTCACGAAGGAGGCAACCAGCCGGATTGGCGTGGGGAATCTTTACCGGCTGATGCGCGGCTATGCCACCGGCGGTTATGTCGGTACACCGGGCAGCATGGCAGACAGCCGGTCGCAGGCGTCCGGGACGTTTGAGCAGAATAACCATGTGGTGATTAACAACGACGGCACGAACGGGCAGATAGGTCCCGCTGCTCTGAAGGCGGTGTATGACATGGCCCGCAAGGGTGCCCGTGATGAAATTCAGACACAGATGCGTGATGGTGGCCTGTTCTCCGGAGGTGGACGATGAAGACCTTCCGCTGGAAAGTGAAACCCGGTATGGATGTGGCTTCGGTCCCTTCTGTAAGAAAGGTGCGCTTTGGTGATGGCTATTCTCAGCGAGCGCCTGCCGGGCTGAATGCCAACCTGAAAACGTACAGCGTGACGCTTTCTGTCCCCCGTGAGGAGGCCACGGTACTGGAGTCGTTTCTGGAAGAGCACGGGGGCTGGAAATCCTTTCTGTGGACGCCGCCTTATGAGTGGCGGCAGATAAAGGTGACCTGCGCAAAATGGTCGTCGCGGGTCAGTATGCTGCGTGTTGAGTTCAGCGCAGAGTTTGAACAGGTGGTGAACTGATGCAGGATATCCGGCAGGAAACACTGAATGAATGCACCCGTGCGGAGCAGTCGGCCAGCGTGGTGCTCTGGGAAATCGACCTGACAGAGGTCGGTGGAGAACGTTATTTTTTCTGTAATGAGCAGAACGAAAAAGGTGAGCCGGTCACCTGGCAGGGGCGACAGTATCAGCCGTATCCCATTCAGGGGAGCGGTTTTGAACTGAATGGCAAAGGCACCAGTACGCGCCCCACGCTGACGGTTTCTAACCTGTACGGTATGGTCACCGGGATGGCGGAAGATATGCAGAGTCTGGTCGGCGGAACGGTGGTCCGGCGTAAGGTTTACGCCCGTTTTCTGGATGCGGTGAACTTCGTCAACGGAAACAGTTATGCCGATCCGGAGCAGGAGGTGATCAGCCGCTGGCGCATTGAGCAGTGCAGCGAACTGAGCGCGGTGAGTGCCTCCTTTGTACTGTCCACGCCGACGGAAACGGATGGCGCTGTTTTTCCGGGACGTATCATGCTGGCCAACACCTGCACCTGGACCTATCGCGGTGACGAGTGCGGTTATAGCGGTCCGGCTGTCGCGGATGAATATGACCAGCCAACGTCCGATATCACGAAGGATAAATGCAGCAAATGCCTGAGCGGTTGTAAGTTCCGCAATAACGTCGGCAACTTTGGCGGCTTCCTTTCCATTAACAAACTTTCGCAGTAAATCCCA